ACCAGCCGAATATGCACCAATTAAATCGTGGGACTTCTCAATACCATACGAAGCCAATGTCATTTTAGAGTAATGCTTGAAACGATCAGTGCAAGCAAAGGTTACTGTTTGTTCATAACCTGCCGCTAATGATGTTGTCATTGAATCAATGAACCCATACCACACCACATAACCACTAATGCTTAAACGCACTGGGTAATTCTTAATTGCATAATAGGATGACCCAGGTGTCCACTTGCCATCACTGTTATCCAATGTGAAGGTCAAAGTGCCAGGAGAACTGAGATCAAATTGTGAGGCTCGACCACGCTTTGCTGTCATACCAGATTTCATTACCAAATCGTTTGACGCATCAGTCCATGTGATCAAATAATCTGAATAGATTTCTAGTGTCGGCGCTGGCATGGCCATTACGACATCACCAAACCACGCGACTTACCTTCACGAATAATCTCACTCATCCAGCGTGCAGTGTCCTGCTTTGATGCACCGATGAAGGTGCCACCCTGGATGATGATTGAGCTGCCACCGATACCTCGAGCACCAGCACCGCTTAGTGGCACGACAGCCTCAGGGCCACGCTCTCCAATGAGAGCAAGTGTTGGGCGTGTGACGATGCCACCCATCGCCAGTGCTGGGATGTTTGGAATCAAGGGAATGTCAGGCAGTGGCCCATTATGGTCATTGAAGAACTCGATCGGCTTATTGAACAGCCCGATCAAACCGTTGAGGCTGTCGCGCAGGAACCCGATGACCGATGTCAGGCCAGTCTTCAAGCCTTCCCACAGGTTTGAGCCAATGCCAGTGATCTTGTCCTTTAGGCCCGTGATGAAACCCCACACAGTGCCCAGGGCGTTACTGATCGTGGTCTTAATCCCGTTGAATGTGCCCACAACTTTGGTCTTAAAGAAGTTGAACCCAGCGGTCCACACACCCTTAATGATGTTGATGGCCCCACCAATGATAGTGCGATAAATGTTTAGATAGAAAGTAAATACGGTCCGCAGGGCGTTAAAGATGAATGTGACTGTCGCCTTGATCGCGTTAAACGCACCAACGACAATGGTCTTTATGACACTGAACGCCACCCTAAACACTGCTCGATAAATGTTGAAATAGACCGTAAACACAGTCTTAAGCACACTGAACGCGGTCATGATGAATGGCTTGAGGAAGTTGATCACGTTCATTACAACAGTCTTAATGGCGCGGAACGCACCATCGACCACGTTGCGGAAAGTTTCACTGCGCTTGTAAGCAATCACGAAGGCGGCGACCAAGCCAATAATAGCCAGCACAATCAAGCCAATGGGGTTCATGTTCATGACAATGTTTAATGCTGCCTGAACAGCGGTCCACGCTTTAGTCACAGCTGCAACAATGCGCACATAGATTGAATACAATTTGAACGCGGCAACAATGGCCAGCACACCACCAGCAATGGGAATCAACCAGCCCTGGTACTTGACCAGCCAGCCACCAAACGCGGCGACAGCTGGCACAACCTTTTCACCAACGAACTTAGCCAAAGTCTCAAAGGCCTTAGTCAAAGGAATGAGCTTGTCTTTGTTCTTCTCAATCAAACCAATGACTTTGCCAATGGCCGGCACGATGCGCTCAGTGAACCACGTCACCATCTTCTGAATAACAGGCAACAGGTTCTTACCAATGGCGATCTGCAATCCCTTGATCGCTTCACCCATTTTACGCTTATTGAGCGTTGCCTCTTTAACAGCCTTGAGGTCTTTCGTGCTGAGCGTTGTGCCGAGTTTGTCCGACTCCTGCATCAAAGCCTTTACGCCAGCAGCACCCTTGTTGAGGAATGGCATCATCGCCATGCCGTTACGCCCGAACAGTTTTAATGCTAACGCAGTTTTTTCTGGTCCGTCTTTCATGTCCATGAACTGTTCAGCGACTTGAGGTAGCAAGTCACCCATGCTGGCCAACTCGCCCTTAGGTCCACGGATGTTCACACCAAGGGTGGCGAACGCCGCAGCGTTACCCTTCAGCGTTCCGTTAAACGGTTTACCACTAGCGAGGGCGGCAGCCTGCTTAGACTCAAACTCAGTTAACGAATCACCAGCATTGGTGGAGTTCTTGGAAAAGATACCTAATGCCCTAGTGGCCATATCAGTATCGATACCTGTCATGGTGAAAGCGTGACCGAGGCGAGAGGCATCCTCAGCTGTGCCACCCATGTAGCGTTGCAACTTGATCGTGGCTTTACCAGTTTCCTCGAAAGCCTTGATGGAATCACCAGCGAACTTGCCTACAGCGGCGACCGACAAAGCACCACCGAGCGCAGCACCCATCGCGCCAGCCTTCTTACCAAGGCCACCCATTGAGCCACCGATTTTGCCCAGCGTCCCAGAAGCCTTATCGACCGCCAAGATTTTCAGCATCAGGTTAGACGTTGCCACTGATCATCCTTCCTGACTTTTGCGCCACGAATCGGCGAACGACTTGTATGCCTCGAACTGTCCAACGGTTAAACGGTCCACATCCCAAGGATGCAAACCAAACAAGTGGCCGAACAATGGTTCGTACTGTGCCCTCAGTCGGTCGTATCCGATGAGGGCACCGTGGGGTTTACCTCGTCCACTTCGTCCTCATCGATCTCAACCGAACCAATCTCAAAGTCAACCTCACTGAAACGCAGCTCAGGGTTCGTGCGCTTTTGCACAATCCACACCAAAGCCGCCAAGGCCTCCATTGAGCCGGCTTGCAGGCGTTCACTCCATTCCTGGAATGTGCACCCGCAAACCTTCTCAATGGAGCGAGCCTCAGAGAGCATCAACTTTTCAGAATCGAACTCATACTTCACACCAGCGATGGTGATGTTCATTTGGTCCCAGCCTTCTAGTTACAGTGCAGCGTCAGTGTTGACGGTGCGGATTTGGAACGGCGCATTCGTGCCGTCATACAGGGCAGTAAAAGTGACCTTTTGTGCAAGCACATCTGGGCCTTCAGCGTTGACTTCAGCCTTCGTGATCTTCGCCGCGGGGATGATGACCTCAAGGGTAGGATTGTTGCTACCAGTTAGTGACGTGGCAGTTGCCCACGTGAGCTTGAGGGCAGTGGTTGTGTTGGCAACGTAAAGGTCATACAGCGTGGCCTGGCTAATGAAGTCAACTTCAAGCTCGACTTCATAGGTGCGCAAACCGTTGACCAGTTGCTCGGCCTTAATGCCCGAGGCGTTGGCGTAGTAGCGGTCAGTGGCCAATGGGTTCTCACCCTTGATCGTGGCTGACGTCACACCAGTAAGCGCGGTTGAACCACTGATGCTGACAACACTGCCGGTCGTAGATGCGGTGCCACCAATGGCGACAGTCAGTTGTGCACCAGTGAACTGCTCCTGCGTCGTGGAATACGACGCAGTGGCAAGGGCAGTGGCAGTGGTTTGTGTCCAGCCATCAATATCAAACTTGACGGTAACTGGATCGATGACGTTGCCACCGAACTCAAAGCCACTAATCTTCACACCATTCCACGTGAACGGCTTCACGGTGCCATCAGTTTGTGGCCGGCCAACCTGCAGGGTCAACGATGAGCCAGCAGACTTCTGATCGCCTGGCTGGAACACTGACTGGTACACACCAGTGGTCAACGTGCTCGGAGTGGTCGTTGAACCAAGAGCTGCACGCCACAACGTGCCCAAAGACTTGTCAGTCAACTCAACCTCAAAGTCACCAGACACAGACTTCGTGGTCAGCACGTGGCGCGACAGCAAAGCCACACCATTAGTGGACCCATGCAGGCCTTCACCTTGTGCGCGGTTAACCTCAAACTGTACGCCCTCACTGATGTGGGGCTGGAACTTGCTAACGGTGACAGCGGTACCGGCAGTGGTTTCAACTGCCCAGCCAAGCTGCGACACCAAACCTGATGCGAAACCCATGATTTATTCCTCTTCTTTCTTGATGTCGGTTAGTACCTCAAACGTGTCTTCAGGCCACGCGCGTTCAGCGAACAACTTGTCATCCACCTCAAACGCTTCATCAACCTCAATGAGGCGCTGAATCAGTGGGATGAACCGTGGCTCATTAGCGATTAAACGCACGCGTGCCATGCACACTCCTTGATACTGTTTGGCCACTGGGCAGCGGCACACTCAATTGCGGTCCTTACACACGGAACGTGGCATCGACGTCAAACGTCATCATCACCTGAATACCCAGGTCTGTTGCCGTTTGCGTCATGCGCACATTCGTCATAATGATTTGGTCAATGTTGCTCAAGCCATCCCACGTGGCCTTGGTCATAAGTACCGCTGAGACGGCGTCAAAGGCGATCTCAGCCTGTCCACGCGTAGTGCTGAATACCTGACTGCCAGACCACGCTACGACCGCACAGGGCACGCTGACGGTCTCTGAACGGTGCCCTGCGCCAATGGGCAACGAAGCCCACTGTGCGTCAACCGTTGTCTCAGGAACCTCGTCCTCATCGGCGAAGCCATAACCCCCCACAATGACGTACACAGGCGGGTCATACTGCGTGCTCGCTGGCCCGTCATACACAGGGATGCTCAGCCCACCAGGGGGGCACAATCCAGTGCCGGCCTGCAGGCTAGTAACAACGTAATCAATCAGGTCAAAGGCTCGTGTGCCAGCCATGTTAATTCACCTGCTGGTAGCGGTTCAACATTTCACGCACACGGTTAGGCATTGAGAAGCCCGAACCAGGTACGTAGTCATCGGTGCCTGATCGGCGAATAGACCCACGCTGTGTTGTCCACAGGTGGCGCACCAGCTCAAGGACAGCGTGCGCAAGATCGGCGGGGATGATTGATCGACCAGCAACATAGGTCACACTAATGTTGTTAAAGTTAGCGAAGTCCACGTCACCACCCCACGTGTAAACCGTGTACCCACTGGTGCGCGTCAGCACACCTGACTCATTGTCCACAGAATAAGACGTGGAGGGCAAGGCGCTCCCATTCTCAAGGCACGACGTGATTGAGATGATCGGTGCCTGCTTCAACAACACAGTGGTGCGACCACCATTGTGCGTTTCCGCGGTAACAGTCCTGCGAGACAATGGCCCGACCACGCCCTCAATCAACCCAGTGGCGGCCAAGATGTAGGCACGCAGCTCGTCGTCGTCAACAACGCTGGACTCCACAATGTTCAGGTGCGACTTCACCTGGGACAAAGGCAGGGGCGGTGAGATCGTCAAGTCATCAACGTTGAACGATTCCTCAAGGGTGCCGGCGTTCGTGCCAGTGGCCACCCAATACACACCGTAGTGACCAACACTGGACGGCGTGTAATCAAAGTGGTACAGGCCCGCGCCACTGTTAGTAATGGACGGCGTTGCCGTGGTGCCATCGGGCAGGATGACAGTGGCAACAACAGCGGTAGCGTTTTGCAGTGTGCCCGCGCTGTTGTAAATGCTCAACGTCAAACGGATGTATCCGCTCACACCAGAAGCCCCTGCGTAAACCGGCATCGTCAGCTCCTCGTTGTCAAAGTAGGTTTAGTGCTCGAACCGTAAAGACCAGCCACCTTCGCGGCGTTGCCATAAAGGCTGCCTGGTGTAGTGATCAACAATGTTGCGGTCGCGGTCGCGGTCACACTCGCAGTGGCATCAATAGTTGTGACCGCGATAAGTGAAGCCGTCGCACTCGCAGTCGCACTCGCACTCGCAGCCAAAGCCTGCGACTTGTTGAAAGTCGTTGCGCCAGTCGCGGTGATCGTGCCCGCGCCATCAACAGTAACCAATGGGCGGATACTGCCGTCAGCGGTACCAGTCGCGGTGATCGTGGCGCTCGCAGACATTGCCTGCGTGCTCGCCATCGATGCAGTACCAGAAGCCGTGACCGTGGCAGAAGCATCAACAGTGACCACAGACGTAACATCGGCAGCAGCCGTACCAGAAGCGGTAACACTGCCACTCGCAGACATTGCCTGCGTGCTCGACATAGCAGCCGTACCAGAAGCCGTAACGCTGGCACTAGCAGCCAACGTGCGTTGGTTAGAGGCAGCAGCCGTACCCGTAGCGGTACCCGCGGCAGTGGCCTGCAACGTCCTAGCGTTAGACATTGCCGCGGTGCCAGTCGCGGTTGCGGTTGCTGTTGCTGACGCTGTGTGAGCAGTACCGCGCGTTGGGTAAGCGGCGTTATCAAACTTGATGTTG